CGGCGCTCGTGTATAGGCCGATGTACGTACCGGTCAGCGCTGCACCCGCACCTGAGACCACCCACCAGAAGGTGGAGACGGTCTTCGTCGTGCGCAGGAAGACCTTGGACAGAGCCAGCGCGCCGGACGACAGAGTGACTGCCGTAGGGCCGCAGGTAGCCGGGTCCTGAGTCCAGGCGGCCAGCCCATGGTCGGACGGCAGGGCGAAGCCACCTGCGGACAGGTCGAGCGCCGAAACGTCTGCGGCGGTCAGCGTGATGCTGGCGCCGCTCTTGCCGTTGACCGTGGTCGGGTTTCCCTGGGGCCCGGTCGCTCCTGTAGGGCCGGGGTCTCCCTGCGGGCCCTGGACACCCTGAATGCCCTGCGGACCGGTCGTGCCGGTATCACCCTTGGGACCCTGCGGTCCTGTGGCACCAGCGGGACCCTGTGCTCCCGTAGCCCCGGACGCGCCGGTGTCGCCCTTCGGCCCTTGCGCTCCCGTAGGGCCCGGATCGCCCTGGGGACCCTGGGGACCAGGCACCGTGGAGTCAGCACCTGCCGGGCCTTGGGGACCGGTTGCGCCCTGTGCTCCGGCCGCTCCGGTGTCGCCCTTCAGACCCTGGATACCCTGCGGACCTTGCGGACCGGGATCACCTTGCGGACCCTGGGCTCCTGTCGCTCCAGTGTCGCCCTTGACGCCCTGTACGCCTTGCGGCCCGGTATCGCCCTGGAGTCCCTGGGGACCGACCGCACCCTGTGGGCCCTGCGGGCCTGCTGCTCCCGTGTCGCCCTTCGGCCCCTGGAGTCCCGGGAGGCCCTGCGGACCTTGCGGTCCGGTCTCCCCTTGGATCCCCTGGTCGCCCTTGGGTCCGGCGATCCCCTGGATGCCCTGCGGACCCTGGTCGCCTGTGTCGCCCTTGGGTCCGGTCGCGCCCGTGTCACCCTTCGGTCCCTGGACGCCCTGGAGGCCCTGGAGGCCGGTGTCGCCCTGCGGACCCTGGATGCCCTGGATTCCCTGCGGGCCTGTCTCTCCCTGGATGCCCTGTGGGCCCTGGGGGCCGGGCACCGTCGAGTCGGCGCCAGCAGGACCCTGCGGACCGACCTCACCCTGTGGACCTTGCGGGCCGGGCGCTCCTGGGTCGCCCTTGTCTCCCTTGTCGCCCTTGGGGGCCGGAGGCATGTTCAGCGTGCCCATGGAGGACGGGACCTTGAGGAGGGAGGCCACCTCCACGTTCGGCACGATCGCAGGCAGTCCGACGTCGAACGGCTTCTGCGTCTGGCCGTCCACGATGCCGGTGAACTTGTAGGTGAAGTTCAGCGGGGAGAGCGAGGCGTTGTCGCTGGCGAGCAGCGTGACGGAGTACCGACCGTTGACCAGGTCGATCTCCTTGCGGCGCAGGCGGATGATCGCGCCGGTCGCGGGGTGCACCAGTTTCGATATGGAGGGGTCGATGTTGATGCGGCCGGAAGCGGGCCTGCCGTCGTTGTCGAGGTGATATCCGGTGACGGTGACCGTGGCGACGTCGTCCGGGAGTTCAGTGGGAGGCACGTATACGCCGCCCTCTGGCCAATTTTCATTCTGGACGGTGAAGCCCGGAATGGACCATGCGTCGTTCAAGGGAGTTCCTTAGCGCTGGAAGGGAGAATTGGAAACCTCGACCTCGGGCATCGTGTAGTCCTTTGTCAGGACACAGGCGAGCGCCAGGGAATCCGCGTAGTCGTCGTGCGCATCAGCAGCGCGGGGAGCGGCTGCGAGTACGTACGGACCTTCGAAGTGCTTCTCCAGGTCTTCCATCTGCTGCCGGAAGCGCTTGTACGACTTGAGGCGACGGGTATAGGCGTGCGCGGGCCAGGAGATCAATCCCCGGTTCATGAGTTCCATGAGGTGCTTCCAGCGCTTGGACTGTTCCGGGCGCTGGGAAGAAAGGGCCACGATGTCGATGTCGGGCATAAGGACCCTGAGCCGGGATATGACGACGTCGCCGACTCCGCCTTCGTCGACTGCGATGGCCATGACGTTGTAGTTCCGGACGAACTCGACGATGCGGAAGTACTGGGCTTCCCAGTCCATGCCGCCGAGGTCCATCCAGTTCAGGACCCGGTGCTCGTAGTTGCCGAACTCGTCGGGCTGGTCCCAGCGGACCCACACGGCCGTGACGATCGTGGAGTCCTGCTTGCGCGCGGGGTCGATGCCGATGACGATCGGGCTCTTGTGGTAGGCCGGGACCACCTGCATGGAGACGTCGCCGAGTTCGTCGAGGCGCTCGGTGGTGGTGAACATGCCCTTGTCGAGCAGCCACATGAGGCGGTACGACAACTTGAATTCGTCGGAATCCTCACCGATACGGAGGAGTTCCTTCTTGACGAACTTGGCGTAGTTCTCGTTCCACTTCGAGACTTCTTTCCAGTCCGCGTCGAAGTGGTTCTGCCGGGCGCCGCGCTTTGTCGCGGTCCGCCGGTTGATCTGGATCTGGTTGTAGAAGACGCCCTTTTCGTATGTGGGCGTGCCGGTGAAGACCATCGTCGCGTTGGTCGAGGCGCCCATCGGGCCGATCGACTTGTTGACCATCTTCTCGTCCGCGCCCTGGCACTCGTCGATGAGGATCAGGTGGTAGGTGCGGCCTTCGATGGTGGCGCGGGGGTGGCAGGTCTGCTTACGCACGAGGGAGCCGGAGCGCTTGAGGGAAATGGAGCGGCCCTTGCCCTGTACGGTGTCGTCGATTTCGGGGTCCGCCATGATTTCCAGGGCGTGGTCACTGGTGAGGCGGGCCACGATTCGGCCGTAGAGGTTGTCGGCCTGCTCCTCGACCGGCGCGAATGCTCCGACCCACAGACCCTCTTTGAACTTGTCCATCAGGTCGGGGAAGATCTTTGCCAGCCGGGGGAACATGATCATGCAGGCGGCGACGACATTGGCCACGGTCTCGCTCTTGCCGGACTGGCGGGAGAACAGGGCGGTGAGGGTGGCGCCGTCGTTGATGATCAGCGACTCGATCAGACGAGCCGCGAAGGGGCGCTGGTAGCCGTAGAGGGGGTGGCCGGAGACCTCGTCGACTATGACGAGCATCTTCGCGACGATCTGGTCTACGAATGCCTGCGAGGTCTGGTCGAGGACCACCTCGGTGTCAATCCGCGCCTGACGCTCTTCATCGGTCTCGTCGCTGATGAACTCGTCGTACTCGACGTCCTCCGTAACAGACACGCCTAACCCCAATCCCGTTTTCTCTACGGAATTGAGGTTAGGCGTTTTCTGCTACTGCTTTGTAATTATCGCTTCTGGAAGGCTTCAGCCGCTACGTCGAATGTCCCTCGCGGCGATGATCTGCTGTGCGCGCTGGCGCGTGAAGCCGAACATCCTGCCCAGTACGTCGTAGGTGTAGCGACCCTTCGCATAGACAGCGGCCACCAGAGAGTCACGGGCTTCCGTCGTCACCGCCGGATAGTCCTCGAAGCACATCTGGTCGCAGTACAGCGGGGCGTCCTTCTTGGCCACGCCCAGCAGCCTGCGGCATCCCCGGCAGCGGACATCGACCAGCAAATCACTCATCGACCTGCGCCTCTCCCGTCAGCCGGTCCCGGGTCTCGTCCTCGACGCCACCAGCCCCGTTCTCGTGCCAGGCGCTCTCGACGCCCTTGAGGAACTCGTCCAGGAGACCGATCGGCAGAGTCAGCCCGCGCCCGTAGGTGTCCAGCGAGGGGATGTACTCCCGGCAGTCGATGAACAGGCCGTCCTGGGGGCTCTGAACTGTGGAGACGTGAATCTCCTTGTCGTGCACGTACGCAACCCGGGCGTGGATGGTCCTGCCCTCAGCGAGATCGTCCATGGCTTCCTCCGTCGCTCTATGTAAGGCACCCTACACCTGCGCAAGCGGTATCGACAACCCGCTTGACGAGAGAGTAGAGTGGGCATCCTTGACAGACGGACGAGGAGCACACCATGGGCATGTACCCGATGCAGGACCCGGAGAAGTGCCCTGAATGCGGACGGGACCTTAAAGAAGAGCCCAAGCCGGAGAGGGTGCAGGTCAAAGACTTTCCGGCCGAGGTAACGTACGCCAGTGATCCGGTCTGCGGGGGGCGCTGGCACGTATGGGACAGAACCTCTCCGCTGCGGAAGCAGGCTCAACCCTTCGTGGACGGAGAGCAGTGATGGAAGACTGGCACATCCAAAACGGCATACAGGGCTACGCGCACGACAGCGAACTGGACGCCCTTCAGCAGCGCGAACTCCGCTCCGAGCAGATGGAGTTCTACAAGCGTGCCAACACCCCGCCCTTCGAGGGCTTCGGCGGTTGGCAGGGAGTCAAGGAAGCCGCGACAGGCGTGGGCATCCTCATGATCTTCGGAATGATCCTCAAGTACGGCTTCGGCATCGGCTAGGCTGCGCAGCAGAAAGGCCCCACCCGTCTGGCGGGTGGGGCCTTTCTGCTGTCCTACTGTGCCCGGCGCAGCGGGACGACGTTCTCCTGGCTGACCATCGCGGTCAGGAAGGCCTTGCCCTTCATGGTCTCGTCGCGGCGCCTGCGCTCCGAGGACAGTCCCAGGTAGCGCTCGGTGGTGGCCATGTTCGAGTGATGCAGCAGGGCCGAGACCGTGCGGAGCCCGGCGTCGTAGCCCAGCTCCGTGGACAGCGAGTCGAAGTACGCTCGGGCGACCGCCCGGCGGATGGTGTGGGTGCCCTCGTAGCGGGTGGGCAGGCCCACGGCCCCGAGCGCGTGCTTGACGATCTTCTCCGTGCGCTGGACGGGCCGGTCCGGGTGCCAGACGAACGGTGTGCGGACGTAGACCCGCTGGCCGGTCGCCTCGTCGAGGTAGTGGGTGGAGATGGTGTTCCCCGTGCGGGCCGGGAACAGGTAGTCGTCGGCGCGTAGCGGGCGGCCCAGCAGCTCGGCGTACTCGACCAGCCACAGGCGCAGCTCGCGCTCCAGGTCGGCCGTCAGCGGCATCTCGTCCTCCTCCCGCGTCTTGAC